ATATGCTCTGTGAATATGCAGCCATTCAGTATCAGTTACAGACACGCTACCATTGATAATTGGCTTTACAATAACTTCTTTTGTATCTGAAAATACCGCCTCTCCAACAGGATTACTGACCTTTAGGTTATTGGCTCCAGCTGTAGCATTACCAAAACATTTCTCAAGGTTTCCCACCTCTTCTCTTGTCAAAGGGACTTCCAGCTCAGGGTTAACAACTCCGGTTTTTACCTCATCAACATCTGTTTCGCCTTGCTGGTCTTCTTTTATCCCAGCTCGGAGTTCTTCATATCGGAAAGTAACCCCGCCGAATGTCTTGGTAAAAGAAATATTGTCACCAGAAGGATCCCAGACAACAACACAAGGCCCTAAGTCTTTGATTTGTAGACTCATTTTTAACCTCCAAAAATATCATGTTTTAATTTAGCCCGAAAGCTATCATGATAATTTTTTTTCATAAATTTTTATCCTTAATTTTAAAAACATAATTACAACTAAACTCATATCTTCCTTTTTCATCTTGCCCTATATACTGAGGTATAGCCAAAGGTTCGATGACCATGACCTCGTATTCTTCACCACTGGTCACAACAGGCAAAGCCCATCCAGCAGACCCTAAAGACCAATCTCTATAAATAACATCATAAATATTCCAGGCCCTTGCCCTGGCTGTAAAATATGTCTTAGCCCTGGAAAGCACTTGAATCGAATAATCAGCCCTATCCGGCAAATCAAATTCAATACCCCCTCCCCCTGTCTCTAGTATCAAGTCACAGGCATCAGATGCATCTTGAGGACGATGACCGGAAAATAAATCAGTTCCTAAAGTCAAGCTGGCTTTATCTTCAATAAACCTTATAATTTCTTTAAACATTTATTTTGCATTCCTTATTGTTTTTGCAATAATCTTTAAATAATCCTCTCTATATTTAGCCATTTTGCTCTCTAAAAATTTCGGCCCTGGTTGTTTAGCCCCTGTTCTTGTGTATCTATATCTTCCTGGCTCAGCCTCATGTTGTTTTGCTGCATAAGAAATATTGAAGCCTCCAATGCCTGTTATTTCATTGGTTTTTCTTTCAACCTCAACGGGAGGCTGTCCTGGTTCGCCAGACTTAGAACCCCATAAATCGCTATGTTCAAATGGGGCTTGCGGCGGCTTTTCAACAGCATCATCAAGTAATTGATTAACTGCATTAAACATACCTTTCTCAGCAGCCTCGGGAATAGTCTTTTCAACTATTTTTGAAAACTTTTTATTAAAATCGCTGAAATCTAAAAAATAACCGCCTTTATTCATGCTAAAAATACCTCCTGGGCTACATCGCTAAAATCCTTTACATACCTTACTGTGATTATTGAATATTCAACGCCATTTATTTTCAATCTATCTTGATGGGTCAAATCCCCATCATAAAGAATATAAACAGAACCCCTGGAAACAACTTCCTCTCCGTTAATATCCCTTACAAGCCTTGTTTTCCAATCCACATAACCTTTAACGCTTATTTCCAAAACAGCTAAGGGCTCTCCATAGGGGTCATCCCCCTGCCAGCGGAGGATGGTTATATCATCTACACAATAGGCTCTTATCATATCCTAGCCTCCCTGACCTCTATTGCTTCTTGGGATGTTGGTGACATATTGTGCATACAATTCGGATGGAAAGGTGGATAATTATCTAAATAAGGATACCTTGTGCTTTTACCGCTTAACGAATAAACGTTCCCTTCATAAGGCAAGCAAATCGGAGTCTTTGTCCCATGATCTGAAATCTGCACCAAATCATTTTCAAACTGTTCGCATGCTCTTAATACAGCCCTCGTCTGGATAGTCCTTAAACGTGTACGACTTACCATCCGCCCGTAATAGATAAGATCATAGTTCCTGCCATTTATGTTTATATACTTTCTCTCATAAGCTTGCCGGCCAAAATGTTCTCTTATAAGAGTCTGGAGCCTCTGTCTTGAAGCCCCCTCTGCAATTTCTTCATCCAGCAACTCAGCAATAACCGCCTCGTCCCTTAGGTCAAAATATTGTACATTTTGGATTTGCCTCCCAGCCTGGCGTATCAGATATAAATATGTAGCAACGTTTGTAATAATGCTTTGATTAGCTCTTATATAAACATCTATTGTCTCATCTATTCCCCTTTCGATTTCTTGCTGATGCAGATTTACATTATATTCAGGCTTCGGCTTTTTCCCTAATATTTCAAGGCGTATCCTGGCTATAACATAACTTTTTTTATAAGCTTCCGGAACAGCGATATTTATCCAACGGATGACTCTGCGGTTAAGCTTCTTAACAATATCCTTTATTTTTTCTTCGGTTTTTATAAGCTTCAATTCTGTAATTTCCCCAGAAACCGCCCTTAACAGCTCATCTTTAATCTCATCAGATGCTTTTTTATAGATTTGTCCTATATCGGCTGTCTTATCTCTGAGCGGTATTAATCCTTGTTTAGCCATTAAAATTCATCCACCTCTGTATCAACAGATTCGTCCTCGTCTCTATCAATATCCACCATCCCAAATGTTTTTGCAGTCTTAAAATCCTTTAATAAAGCATCTACAAACGGAGGCACTGGAAGCATCATCAAATCATCTTTATTGTAATCCTCTTTAACTATTCCCGCTTTAATCACAGCCTGAGCCTGGAGTCCTTTTCTGCGGTCTTCATCCTCAAGATGCTGAGCCAAATAATAAGCCATTTCACCGTTTACTTTCTTGAGCATCACAAGCTGTGTCGCTGATGCTTCAGCATAAGTGGGGACATCATATTTAGGGCTGTAATAGATACGGTTATAAGCCATTGTAATGGCGGCTGATTTTTTCTTGTCATCTGTCAGTGCGTCCCATGCAGAGGTCTCTAATCTTTCTGATTCAAAGTAATCGTTTGCATCGCTTAAATCATCAAACCATCCTAAGTTCATATCTTGCCTCCTATGTATTGACTATATCCTGAATAATCATAAGTTTTTCCGTCTCTATATTATCCACTTTCAGGATGACTTCCCTGACTTCAGCTCCCCATTTTATTTGCAATCCCATATAATAGATTTTTGGAGTCTGATTGGTATCTGTAGCTGATAAAGTCAATCTCAAATAGCCCGTTGAAGGCGTGTTGACTTCAATCCCTGAACCAACCGTCTTTTCAACCAACGCTGAACCTGTCTCAAGTGTTTTTATCTGAAACTTTATTTCTGTTGCGGCGGCTAAATTAGAAACAAGATTTCCGTCTTCATCTTTTATAGGAATATCCTGAACCGCCGTATTGCCCTTTTTTATAATCCATTCGCTCATGATTTTAATTCTCCCGTAAGGCTGACTTTGTTTTCTAGGTATCCGACTAAGTCAACGCTTTTCTGAAGATAGGCCACAAGATTGTTTCCCTTCAAACCTAAGTAAGTCCCTTCAAACTCCGTTCCATTAGCTCCATATCCGACTCCGACTTCAACATCCTCTTCTTCGGGAACATGGAATTTGCCGACTTTTGCCCCTTCATCATAACTTACATCTTTCTCTACATCCTCTTCTGCGGGAAAATCAGCTTCGTAATCCCCCTCGAATTCTGCACCATTAGCTCCATAACCTACTCCTTTTTTGACATCAGCCTCAGCAGGTGCTTCAAAATTTCCCTCTTTCGTTTCATCGTCATACTTGACGCCCTTTTCAACATCCCCTTCGGCTGGTAAATCCAGCTCCCCTGTGAACTCATTATCATTAGCTCCGTATCCTTCGCCTTGCCTTACATCCGCCTCTGCCGGAACTTTAAGCACTCCTGTTTTTGCTAAGTTGTCAAACTGGACTCCTTTCTCAACATCGTTGACAGAAGGCAAATCAAGCGTCCCCGTCTTATTCTCTCCGAATACCGTAGCCTCTCTTACGTCTGCCTCTGCCAATGCTGGTAAAAGCTCAAGGTGCCAGTCTATCGGCTCATCTACCGTAATCTCATCCAGCACAAGCGTTTCATAGCCGGCTTTGGATATCGTGAATTTGTGGGGGGAATATTCAGTTAAAATTTCTGATGTCCCTTCCCATTTCTTATAAGTTATTACCTGCTCGGCAATCTTGCCATCCGCTCCCGTATTTACAGAAAAAACCGTATTATTATCTTTATCCTCACAAAGAATAGTTACTCCAGAGAGATTACTTCCATCTTTATCAGCTATATGGACATTACAAGTATGTTGGCGGTGAATTTTATCTCCATTTCTTGATATTTTTACCTGACTAAATGCTTCGCTATTTGCATTTATTAAATAAAAATCCGTACAGTATTGAAGATAAATAGATGTCCCACTCGAATAATTAATTAATTCTAAATTTTTAATTGTTACAGGATTACACCATCCTGCCTCTAGAAAACCCCCGTCAGAGGCGTTGAGTATTAATTTATCTGGTTCGATTGTTGGGGTATTTCTAAATTGAAAACGAAATCCAAGTTCTAAATAAATATCTTTCAAGGTGATATCGCTAGTGTTATGTAATATAAGTCCATTTTTAGAAGTATCTCCTCGAATGGGGATGAATTTTACTCTGTTAAATTCGCCAGCACAATAAAAATATAAATGTGTATAATCCGCACCATCCCAAGCTATTATTGAGTCATATAAATTTATTGTTGCACCAGATACACCAAGGCCATCCGTAAATTCATATTGTAAATCATCAAAACAAAGATGACATCCGCTACGGGGTTCTCCATCTATTTTTTCACCCAATGTGAAATATGCATTATTTTGGGTCTGGAGCCATAAACCTGATCCATAAAAATAAATTTGTTTATTCACATCTTTAAAATGTGTGGTAGTCGAGCCATCTCCAATTTTAAATCGTGCTGTTAAAAAATGCTGTCTTCCACCCTGAGTAGTCATTACTCCCCACCCACCAGCATCATTTGCCGCTTGAATATCAGCAAACGTCGCAGGCGTGCCTTCCGTTCCACCTGTTACGGTGATGGTATTGCTTGGGGCATCATAAGTGACATTTACAGCCATTATTCAGGTTGCCTCCAGTTTATAAAATCCTTATGCTCATCCAGGGCAGACTTTGACTGAATCAAGATACTACGAATAGCAGAGCCTTCGCTTTTAATCTCTGAATCCACGTCCTTGAAGCTCGCACCCGCTATAATCTCATCAATTCTTGCAATCGTCTCTTGAAGCACATTATAAGCATTTTCAGCTTGTGCCCTAAATTCGAATACAGCATCCATAGCCTTATTGGTTTGCCAAGCGGAATCTAATTTTTGTTTTACTGGCATTTAAGCCTCCGTTTGATATTTAATTAATTTTATATCCGGCATCTTCTCTGTCTTTAAAATCAAAGAAGAATAAGCCTTGCAAAGCATATCTAATTCAGAAGAAGATAAATGGTCTAGCCTCGAATGTCGCTCCCTTTCAGGTGGAAGTTTGATATCTCTATGCGGTGAAACAGCACTTATAAACCATTCGATTTCTTCTTTATATTTCCATAATTTTTCGTATCTCATAGCAGATACATAAAAAGGGAATTCGCCACTTGTCCAAAAATCAAATATCTTCTCATAGTTAAGATAATCAGCTTCGAGGATATTTGTCTTTTCCGGGTCTCTTTTACATAAACAATTCTCAAAGTGTCTTTTGTCCATCCGAGTCCGTTTCGTGCTTATTATTGCCTTTGGTATATTCCCAAATAGGAATATACAGCCGCAGGCATTATTTATATCAGCCTTCGATACCTTGAGATGTCGCTTTATAACCCCGTTTATAGGCTCTTGACGTGAAGGCCATACTTTAGCCGGCTCTAATCCAGCTACAGCCCTAGCCAAAAGAGTCGTCCCGCATCTAGGTATCCCTGCAATTATGATATGCTTCATTTTCTCTCCGCTATCCA